GGTATTCTTGTAGGTAACTTAGCCGAATTAACTCAAGGCTTAACCGACAATGGTGAAGCCGCCAAAGACTCCGCAGAAGAACAAAGCCCCCTTGTAACCGCCGCAAAACTTTACGGCATACAACTCAAACTATTGGCCCCCGGTATCTACAACACCGTAGACGCACTTATAGCCCAAGGGGAAGAAGCTCGTACTACAACTGATTTTATTGATTCGCTTTACGACTCGACCGTAGCGTTAGCGCAAGCACAAAGATTAGCCGCAATTGACGCGATACAAGGCAAAAAAGGTTTAATAGCAAGCGCGTATGATTCTGGTATAGCACAAAAGCAAGAGGCCGAATACGTTGAAAGAATGACACGAATTCTTGGCCATGTGCCCCTGGCTTATCAAATAGCCACGGACGAAACCGACGACAACACTACTTCCACCGGCTCAAATACTAAAGCGGTTGACGCTCTCACTAAAGCCGAAAAACGTCTACAAAACCAATTCGAAAAACGCGCAACAATAATGTCGGAAACCGCTACCGCGTTAGAAACCGAAATAGGGTTACTTAAAGACGCTAGCAAAGCCGTAGACGATTACGCGGTCGGAATTCAAAATAACTTACTGTCAGCCCTTGACCTTAGTGCCGCATTTAGTGGGCAATTTGATAAAAACGGGGAAAAGACCGGCGAATCATGGTTAACCGCTTTTGACAAACAATTAGACCTAGCCAAAGCTTTCGGCAATAACCTCACAAAACTTAAAGCAAGTGGTGTCGATCAAGGACTAATTGAGGAATTAGCAAGCCTTGGAGCCCCCGTAGGTAATGCAATCGTTACCGACATGCTCGAAGGCGGAGAAGGTTTAATTCAAACGCTTAATGATAAATGGGTAGACGTTCAAAGCGTTACTAAAACATTAGCGCAAGGATTAGTCCCCGAGTTTCTTATAGCCGGAGAAATGTCAGCCGTTGAAACTGTTAACGGGCTAGCCACACAACTAGCCAAAGAAACACAAAGATTAAATAAACTTGGCAAAAACATGGCGAAACCCGTAGGGGCAAAATTCAAAGCACAACTATTAAGCGACATTGCAGACGCAATAGCCGAAGTTGAAGCAATTAGCACAGCGGCCCGAGCCGAGAAAGTCGCGCAAGCGCAACGCCAACAAGTAGCCCTAACTAATGCCGCCGTGGCTCAAGCCTTGCAAAACCTTGTGCGTTCCGCTGACGCCCGTAACGGTGCCCCGATCCCGGCGGTCTTATCGTGATAAGCGACATATTTCTAAACGGGGTAAGCCTTGATCTTGAAAACGTCGAGTTTCAAGTACAAATCCAACATGGTAGGTCTGACATTACTTCAAGCCCTCAACCGTCTAACGCTCAAATAATTATTAGAGGCCCGGTCGGGGTTAACGCTGAAATATCGGACGTTTTACAAATACAAGCCTACGGGTTCGACCGGTTCACGGGTCGAGTTTCGGACGTCACGATTACCCATTTATCAAGCGAACCACCGGTAGCAGTCTCCACAATAACCGGTATAGGTGAACTATCCCGAGTGGGTTTCGTCGAAGTAGGAGCAACCGGCTGGCCGCATGAATCGGTGCGTCAACGGGTCGAAGACGTGTTAACCACCGTGGGGATACCGTTCCTTAACGGTGCCGACCCGGACGTTCAATTAAATCAAGTTACCGGGTCAGACATTCAACCCACTAACGCGCTCACCTACCTTAGCCAAATAGCGGAATGGGCCGGAGCAACCTATTTCGATAACCCGTCCGGGAATCTTGTATTTGAGTCCTACGGGGAACGCGGTATAACCTCATTTAGTGGCACATGGGGGGGCACTCTCGGCACATGGGCGGTGCAAACCCTCCAATGGGATCAATTCGGCATAATCCTACCGCCCACGATTATACCGCCCGAAACCGTTATTTTTACCCCAACGTGGTCACGCACCCGCCAAAGCATTATTAACTCCGTAACCGTTTTGGGGTACAACGAGACACACGAAACCACACAAACGGACTCCGCAAGTATCGCCGCCTACGATTTACGGGAATACCGCCTCAACACCGAGCTTCGATACTCGGCTGACGTTATCGACAGGGCCGGAAACATTATTACCGCCCAAGCAAACCCCTTATGGAGTCTTGGCGCCATTTCTATATTAGTGCATAACCTCGACGAAACAACCCGCGATCTCGTGTTAAGCCTCGTGTCAGGTATGGCCGTGTCACTTTCCGACCTACCGCAACCGGCACCCGTGGCTAACTATCTAGGTCTAGTCGAAGGTTGGGGCGAAGTTTACGTACCCGGTGAGCATATTTTAACCCTGTCGCTTTCCGACCCGCGTTATTCATTCCAAACAATTACGTGGGGTGAGGTCGATCCCACGCTATTATGGAGCGCAGTACCAACAGACTTGCAATGGTTCCAAATACTTAATAATAATTCGCTAGCGGCATAGGAGAAAGAAAATGGCACTAACTCTACCCGGCTCCCCATATGTGGAGTCGTCCGACCTTGTAGCCAACTACCCGGCAGTCTCGGAGTCGTTAGCCGAGCGTGTAGACCTAGTAGGCGTCCTACCTTTTGCAAATTCGGCGGCACGAACCACGGCCCTACCAACACCAACAGACGGACAATACTCATACTTACAGGACACTAACGCCACGGAGTACTACAACGGTACGGCATGGGTAGCGGCAGGCAGCAGCCCCGGATTATCCTTAATCACATCAGCGACAGTTTCAGCCGCGTCAAGCGTCTCTATAGATTCATGCTTTAGCGCCCTTTATACTGTTTACGAGCTTGTTTGGGTTGGGACTCAATCTGCCCAATCACTTATTAGGTGCAGGTTGCGATCAGGTGGAACCGATAACACAACTACGAATTATAGGTATTCGGGATTCTACGTTTACATTGCGAGTACTGGTTATTCACTAATGACTAGAGCGAATAATGATCCTTTTGGAATTGTAGGTAACGCAAACGTTGATCCCAATTTAATTGAAATTAGTGTTGCTAATCCATTCCAAACAGCAAAAACAGTAATTATGTCGGATTCAAGTTCCGCTGACCCCGATATCAACCGGACAATAGTTGGAACTGCATTTAATGGCACTACCTCATTTGACGGATTTACAATATTACCAGCCTCCGGCACGATAACTGGGACACTTTGGGTATATGGAAGAAAGGCATCATTGTGAACGTAGTAATAGTGAACGCTCTTACAGGCCAAAAAATCGAAAGAGAAATGAACAAAACCGAAATTGCACAATACGAGGCGGATCAAGAGGCAACTGAACAAGCCGCAAGCGAAGCACAAGCACAAGCCAAAGCCCAAGCGGAAGCAACCGCCGCCGCAATAACACACGCTAAAACCCTCGGATTTACTGACCAAATGATTAGCGTTATGTACCCCAATTTAGGAGCCGGTAATGAGTGAAATCGAGCAGGAACTACACGTAGATACACCCCCCCAGGACGAAGAAAAACCAAAGAAAAAAACACCCGCCAAGGTTAAAGCTTTGACCGATACGGAACGCGCCCGCGCCGCCGTCCGGGCAAAACTTGCCGCAAAGTAAACCAATGGATATCGCGGATTACATAGGACTAACGGCAACAGTCTTAGCCATACTTGGAATTATGGGAGCCGGCTTAGTGTGGCTTGTGCGTAATGTTGTTCGCGAAGAAATAGCCAAAGCCACGAAGTCGATTCAACCCGGTTACAGGAACGGCGGGGAATCACTCGCAGACTTAGCGCACAAGGTAGACAAACTAATACAACACGTAGGAATGGACAACTAATGGCACAATGGCTAGCACAAACGTGGGAAGGTTCCATAGTCAAAATTACGGCAGGGGCCGCACTTGGCGCGATAGCCTCATGGGTAGTGACCGCGGATGTACACCCGCTAATTGTGGCTATAAGCGCCGCCGTTATTCCTGTCATTATTAACGCGCTCAACGGGGACGACCCGAGATATGGGACACATAATGGCGAAACTTTGTAAAGGCGGTATAACCCTTCGGGATCAAATAGACCGCAGATGGCCTAAGCGCTCGAAAACCTCGGACGGGTGGGTGGCCGATTATGCTCACTCTCAAAGAATTAGCGACCACAATCCAAGTGGTGTGGGTCAAATTGTTAGGGCGATTGACGTAGACGAAAACATGGGTAAAGGAACGGCCCGTAACGGGCGAACCGCCCGAAGACTAGCCAACCAACTACTCGACTACGCCGCGTCAGGTTTACCCGGCTCGAATCGTCTTAAATATGTGGTGTACGAAAACCGGATAGCGTCCGGGACATATAAGAAGACCTTTTGGTCATGGCGTCACGGGAATTGGGGACATACCGCCCACATACATATTTCGTTTACCTCATACGCCGACCGGGACGGGTCTATATATCCGTTACCGATATTGGCTCGATCCCCAATTACTAAAGCCCGGTGGACACGCGAACTCGCAAAAGCACGTAAAGCACGAAAATAACCGGTAGTCTCGAACCCTAACTAAAGGGGAACACATGACCGAATACATTAAACCCGGCAAAGCCGCCGAACTACTCGGAGTCTCGCGGGACTCTATTAGACGCTACGCCGACAACGGACAAATAAACGCCATTACTACACCGGGCGGCCAACGCCGAATAGACCGGCAAAGCCTCGACAGTATTATTGGTAAGCGGGTGCGAATATCGAGCACCGTTACAATTATTGAGCCCGAATGTTAACCGAAATACTCATGTGCGCGGCCCTTATTACGGCCCCCGCATGTGTAGCCAACTCAACGGACGCCCAAGATTGGAAAGGTTACGAGCCTAGTTTGTACACGGGTAAGCATTATGACAGTAAATGGGCAGGGGTTCGCAAGTGCATTATGCACAGGGAATCCCGGTTTAACTATAGGGCAAGGTCAAGCATAAGCACCGCTAGCGGCGCGTATCAGTTTCTCGATTCTCAATGGCGCATAAGCCTTACCTATCAAATGATTAAAGAATCTAGGGACACTAAAGACGGTCTAATAGACGACATTAAAGCCCTACGCGCTAAACCCATACAAACATGGAACCGCTACTATCAAGACCGAGCATTTTACACAGCATGGAACAATGGACAGGGGGCGAAACATTGGAACCAAACGCGCCACGGGTGCTAAACGCCACCTACCACACGTTCGAACTCGAAGACCTCGACCTACGCGGCCAATTACTTATAACGGTGCGGGACGGTAAGCCGACACTTTCCTACCGCCGCACAATGTCGCATAGGTGGAGCCCCGAAATTATGCCGAACACGCCCGAGATTCGCTAAAGCCCTTGACAATGCGCTACCGGCTCACCATTATTGACCCACAGACTTACCAGCGGAGGGGAAGCCGCGCACCTCGGACTATGAGCCGGGGAGGTCTTCGAGTGGCCGCCTTTCTAGTGGGGCGGTCACTCACCACACTAGCCACTAGAACGAAAAGGGGAACAATGCAAGACGAAGCGTTATTCGATTCAATAGGGGACATTCAATTAGACCGACCCGGCCACAATTGCACCGGGCAACTTTGTACATACTGCGAACGGTTCGACCGCGAAGATGTCCAGGTGCTCGCAGAGATCGACCCAGCCTGGAGAATGCAAGCCACCATATTCCGCAAATCACTGGCTATCGGTGGACTATTCAGCGCAGACTTACTCATTGAGGCCATAGGGAAACCGCTAGGCCACCCAAATCAGATCGGCGCACTATTCCGGTCATGGAATAGTCAAGGCCTCATAGAGTCCCAGGGCAATTTCGTGGTATCGACCCGTGAGTCAAATAACGGTCGAGTAATTAGAGTATGGAGGCGCACAGCATGAGCCCAGCGATACTTGGCTTAGCCTGCCTCACATTCGGGCTCATAATCGGTTTCATTTGGGGACATTCAGGGGGCAAAGGATGAGCGAACCGATCATTACATGTGTGAAGTGTGGCTACCGTATGCATGTCATGGAGAGTGTTTGTATGAATTGTGTTGCCCTCGATGAGTACTCGAAGAGAGATGCTCGGTTGTTGCACATCACTCAGCAAAAAAGGCTCCGGCAAGCAGCCCAAAGGAACGCAAATAGGCATATCGCAGGAGGTCATCGCTAATGAAACCACATGCCATAGAAAAAAACGAGGGCTTTCATAGAGCAGACTGCGATTACTGCGCTGGTATTCTGGATCTTATGGATCTCGTTCAATTAAAATGGGAGTTTACAGCAGAAAAAGACTTGCCAAAAGGATTCAAAATAATAAAAAACGAACCATACGTTTCTATCTTTACCCTGGCTAAACTTATAGACAGTTTAATATCGTGAGTGGATACAACCTCGACGGTTACATCGATGTACCGAGCCGAATCAAACTATTTATGGCTCGACACCCTGAAGGCTCGCTCCAGATGGACCCACCAGAGTTCATCGACATCGACGGCAAACGATGGGTAATCGGTAGGGCATACGCCTACCGCACTCCAGACGATCCTCGACCTGGTATCGGTACAGCATGGGAGATCGTGCCAGGCACAACACCATTCACTCGAGGATCAGAGATCCAGAATCTCGAGACGAGCGCTTGGGGCAGGGCTATTGGGGCCCTAGGCATTGGCATAGATGCCAGCATCGCCACACTCGATGAGATCCAACACGCTAAAGAGCGATCCAAAGTAATCCAGACGACAGAGAAGCTCCAGGATGATCCATGGGTCACACAAGAGCCACATGTGTACGTTGAAAAGCCAGGCGCTCGAGGTACAGGTGTAACCACTAAAGGGTCCAGCATGTACCCGGCAACAGAGGGCCAAGTCAAAGCCATACACGCCATACTTGGCAAGCAAGGCACACGAGATGACTTGGACAAGTTAGCAGCTGTAAACGCTTGGCTTACCTCAATGAATAAAGAACCTGTGAGCAGCATTGCCGACGTAAACAAGCACGATGCTTCGGGCCTTATCGACTCGCTACAGACATGAAAGTACTTGTCGCCTGTGAATACTCAGGAATAGTAAGAGATGCTTTCATAAGAAAAGGACACGACGCCTTGTCTTGTGACCTGTTGCCTAGCGAAACAAATGGCCCACACTACCTAGGCGACGTAAGAAACTTACTAGATCAGAACTGGGATCTGATGATTGCCCATCCTCCTTGCACACACTTAGCAGTGTCAGGAGCTCGCTGGTTCAAAAACAAGCAGCAGGAACAGGCAGAGGCTCTTGAGTTTGTAAAGCTGTTACTTAGTGCAGATATAGAGTCAATAGCCTTAGAGAATCCTGTGTCAGTGATTAGTAGTAAAGTACGGAAACCTGATCAGATCATTCAGCCTTGGCAATATGGGCATGGAGAAACCAAGGCAACTTGCCTTTGGTTAAAGAACCTACCTAAGCTGGAGCCTACAAAAGTAGTAGACGGTAGAGAGCCAAGAGTTCACATGATGAGTCCAGGTCCTAATCGTTGGAAAGAACGCTCAAGAACTTTCACAGGAATAGCCCAAGCTATGGCCGAGCAATGGTCACCACCATAGGCATAGGAGTAGCGCGTGATGCCCTGGCGCTCAGATCTCTACAGGGTAGCCGCTTGACCAGGATGACGGAGGAAATAGCACTGGCCGCGGGTAGCACAGGCAACACGCCCGAACGCGTAGGTAGGGTGAGTATTATCGAAAACCAACCACAACACGAGGCAGGCTCTGGCCACAGAGACTGAGACTGCCGAGACAAACACTAGGGGAAACACAATGGAACAACAGACACGCAAACCAATTACATACAGTCTCTACGACGCACACTGCGCTAAGACAGGCTGCAGCTGCGAGCACACACACTGCTATAAAGGATGGATCAACCACACTAACGGAGTATGGCCCTGTATGTACTGTCGAGAAGATCTCACAGGCCGACTAATGAGGGCCGCCCAAGCTCGGGATAAGGGGTACCCCCAAGACGCTATAAGCCGAATCATTATGGGTAAGCAAAGGACAAACCAATGACCACACCCCGGCAGGGGCGCAACACAGCCGCCTACAAAACATGGGTCAAGCAGGTGCTCGCAAACTGCGAACCAACCTGTATCCGGTGCGGTTACCCCGTCGACATGACACTACCCCGCAACAGCCCCCAAGGAGCAAGCGCCGACCACGAACCACCACTAGCCCTAACCGGAGACCTAACCCCCGGCCTCGACGGATCAGGAATAGCGCACCTCCATTGCAACCGAAGCCACGGCGGAAAACTTGGAAGCCAACGCGCAATCGAAAAGAAAAATGAAAACGCAAAGCCAAAGCCCTTTTTAAGAACGACACAGGACAC